ATCAGCCCCTTCACCGTGTTCCCATGGCGCACCACCATCACGCTCTCATCCCCGCCGGCGCTGAAATCGCAGCCCGCTGTCAACCGGTGCCCCTCTGTATCCTCCTTGGGTGGGCCACTCACCACCTTCTGCCAGTCAGCCGTCTTCACCGCGGTCAGGCTCCCGTCATCCTCCATGAACTCCGCGTAGATCATCGAGCGCACCAATGGATGACCCTCTCCCCAGCGGGCCATCTGCTCATCAATCCACTCCTTCCGGATATGCGGACAATCGTAAGCGGTAACGGTAAAGGTCTGCCACTTGCCATCATTCCTCCGGAATACATCGTAGAAGTACCCGGAGCTGCCACCCGGGCTGCTCATCAGCAGAGTCCGCGTCGGCTGGCACCGCTCCATCGACTGAAATATCCCGTCCGGAACCGCCTTCGCCTCGTCCACAATGTACATCAAGTCATTGCTCGGACCCTGCACGTGCCAGCCCTCCGCCTTCTCCGGGTTGCTGGCTGAGAATCCAATGCACCGGCTGATCAGCTCTTGGCCGTCCACCTTCTTGGGATAGAGGTATCGAATCTCGCCGTCCTTGATCGAGAATCCATTCTCCTCGCCCCCCAACCCATTGATCATCTTCCGCAGATGAGGCCACAAAGCGTCGGCCACCTGTCGGTACACACCAGCAGTACACACCACCAAGCTCCCCGGCCAGCGGAGCATGTGCCATACCACCGCGCTCGCCGCTACCATGCTCGTCTTGCCAGAGCCGTTCGCAGCCTTCAGAGCCACCTTCGAGTGCTTCTCGTTCAACGCCCCCAACACCGCCTCCTGCCACGCGTAGGTTTCACGTAGGCCAAGCATCATCTTGGGGAAGTTCTTAAGCTGCTGAGCCTCCTCCAGGAGCTTGCGCTGCTTCCACGCAGGGATGTGAGAACCCATTCCGAGTGAAGGGGATTTCTTGCGCTTAATTTGCTTGACGGGCATAAAATTTGGTGTGGGACGGGGAGGGGGTATATAGGTAACACCCACCCCCCTCTTGGGGGTCCTGGTCCCCCCGTGGTCTATTTGCTGCCTCCGAAGGCTCCGAGTAGGGCACCGGATACTGACAACTCCTTCCCACCTTTGCCGGTATGCTCGAGTTGTGCGCGGGCTACGTAGCCTCTCGTTCGTTCGAGGAGCCAAGCGGAACCCTGCCATCCGGGACCGCAGGAACGGACGACTGAAGATAACTCCACTTCTCCATTGAATCGCGCTTGTTCCAGTTCTGCTGCGAAAGCTGGGTTCCTGGCGAGGTAGCTTTGCCAGCCGGATCCGTTGTTCCAGAACCCACAGCCAATCGCGATGCGTTCCAAAGGAATCCCAAGGCGAGCGGCTTCAATCGCTTTTTTTGTGACTTCAGTGGAAAGGACTTTAAGGGGTCTCCCAATCTTTGCCTTTGGCTTCTCCGCGACCGTAATTTCCTTCGTTTCCTTCACCTTGGCCATGCCCCCTTCCTAGCCTCTTGGAAGCAACTCGCCACTAAAAACCAGCAACTCGCCCCTTTTTTGTGGGCGAAAGTTGGCTAGTGTCTTAAATAGTCGGCTCCAATGAAAAACGCAGCAACGACCGCAACGACCGCAACCACCACCGAGAAGCCTTTCGCTTCCTTCACCAATGTAGGCTGGGTCCGCCCCGGAACTTTTGTTCCCATTGCAACCATCAGCCCGACGCCCGACTGGGTCCGAGGCGTGACCGATTCCCATCACGGATGCCATGAAATCCTGACAGGAACCGAGAAGGACTGTTGGTGCATGCTATTCGTTCGCTTTGGTGCGGGCGACGGCCTGCCTCCGGGCGATTGGCTGATTTACTACCGGTATGATGATGATGATGGAACTCATGATCACCAACTCTGCGTTGCGGCCCGCATCACGCAGTGACCGGATCCGGTGGATTACCCGCAAGGGTGATCCCTCTGGTCCGATCATCGTGATCGGTGTCTCAAATCATGAAATCAAAACTCCTCCGTGCGCTGGCCTTCCTAGCGCTTCACATCCTCCTTTTCCCGGTAATCTGGCTTTTGGCCGACGCTTTGATCGGGGGTGCAAATTGACTCTTTACCGTTGCAACGGCTTCCGCTCCGTCCGCTCCGATTCTATCCGGGACGCCGCCGGGGTTTTCGCGAAACGTGCCGCCCGCCGCGCATTTGGAAGGCGCGGACTTGTCCGAACCCTCGTGGAGGATTCCTACACCCGGAACCTGTCCATCGTGGAGTTCGCCGCTTTCATCGGATATCCGACAGGTCCCAACGAAACGACGGGCCACAATGTTCGTTTTACCGTGATCCATGGAGGTGCCCAATGAACGGATTCATTCTCCACGAAGATCGCGACCGTGTGATAATCGCGACGGGCTTTGAGTCGCCTTCCGACAACCGGAAGACGGGCGATATGATCCAAATTTGGATTCTCGTTCGCTCCATGGATCCCGTCCGCGCAATCAAGGAAGGGTTGGACCGTTTGATTTGCGGTTCCTGCGTCCATCGGGGCGACGGGCACGGGAAAGAGCGCTCATGCTACGTCAACGTGGGCCAAGCTCCGCTGGGCATTTACCGCGCATGGAAAGCGGGCGCATACCTTCCGTTGCCCTCAGCCTCCGTTTTCGCAGGCCGGAAAGTCCGTTTCGGCGCCTACGGAGACCCCACGCATCTCCCCCTTAGCCTTGCGCTCGCGATCGCTGGCGTTTCTTCCGGATGGACAGGCTATACCCATCAGTGGAGAAAACCCTCCTTGCAACCTTGGCGTTCCCTTTTGATGGCCTCCGTGGATTCCATCGCTGAACTTGTGATCGCCCGCTCGATGGGCTGGTCTACTTTCCGGGTCGGTTCCGAAGCTTCGGTAGGCGAGTCGCTTTGCGCTTCCGAAAGAGTCGGGACCCCCTGCATGGATTGTCTCCTATGCGCCGGGGCCCGTGGTGGAATCGAGTCTGTCCATATTCCGCCCCATGGGACCGGAAAGCGGCACTTCGTGGACATGCCCGCTCTGATCGCTTGAATTCCCCGGCCAGCCCATCGGAAACGGTGGGTTGCGCGGGCAATTGACGCCCAAAAACAAATCAAAACTATGGCCACACTAAGCAAACACGGGCACGAGGTTGCCCGTTTCGACTACTTGCGTTTTATCCTGTCGTTCCGTTCCGATGGATCGATCCTGAAGAATGAGGGCGACGGGTGGAAACTCGCGAGGCTCAAAGAGGGCTCAACCTTTGAGCAATGCCTCTTCGGGTGTCGCGAGCGTGAAAGCAAGCGGTCCCGTGCCTTCCTAGACTATCGCGCCGCGGTTGTTTCGGAATTCCCATTGGCGCAGCGCCTGATTTACTTGGAGCTCTCCGATTTACTGGACGGCGACATCGACGGGCTCTGGTCTAGTCTCGAGGATGCGGGGATCCACGTGGACCTTGAAACGCTGCGATGGATCCATGGATTGAAAGAGGCCGCAAAGGGGAAGGCGCTTGTCTCGTGAAAACCACCCATTGGATTTCCTCCGACTTTGTATTCCGCGAGGTCAAAACCCTTCACAGTTACATGGACGGATCCGTAATTCGTCCCGCAACACCCCAAGAGGCGGCAGAGTCCGAAGAGCAAGCGCGTCATGACGGCGGCTCCGGAGTGATCATCGCGGACATCGACGGAAAACCCTTTCCTTGCTACGTCGAATGACCGACCTATTCCGCGCCCTTGGCTACCTCTTGCTTGGCGCTTTCTTCGTTGCCCTTATGGTTCTCTCAGCCCTAGCCGGGACCGGTTGACGAGTAGGCCAGCCCCCCCCTTCGCCCCCGTATGGTTCGCCCTGCGGGGTTTTTTGTTGCCCGAATTCGGCGTCCACTCGGTTCCCTTCCTTCCTTCCTTGCCGATCGCCCGCCCCCCTAGGACACCCAATGTCCGACCAGGTGAGACACGCCGTGTCCGATGGCTCATGTGCTGCTCATGTGCTGCTCATGTGCAGGCCCCGCACCGGCCCATACGCCATACAGAATTCGGAATTCGGAATCTTGAAATCCGGAACCCGCGGAGCCCGAGCATGGAGCGGCATCCCGCGAGCATGGAGCGGTAGAAGCGATTTATTCCATCCCAGCACTTTCCTGCTTGACGACTGAGCATGGAGCGGTAGGGTGCGTCCCGACATGAGCCCAAACATTGAGAGGTTACTTGAGGGCCTCCGCGAAGCCCGCGTGAGGACGAGCCAGGAGCATGACGAGGTATTCCGTGAAGCGATCGCTAAGATCCAGATCGGGGATCACTTGGCCGACTTGCTGGAACGCTGCATCAGGGGAGGAAAGAATCGGGTGCTGAGCAAGCGAACGATCGAAGACTCGGTGTACTACATCAACGAATTCAAAGGATACAAATGAACTACAACGACTACACTTTGATAAATAAAACTGATCTATCTATAATGAGAGATCGCATCAAGGAGCTGGAGGGATACAACAGAAAGCTGATGGAGCTGGCCGACACGAAGCGGATGTTTTTGATACACAAGATCGAGGATCGTTTGACTGCTATATTGAAAGCGGGCCATTGCATGGCCGATCGCAAGCATTGCTATTGCGAGAACTCTAAGGGCTCGAGCCTGAAGATGGTCTGCGGATACTGCCGCTCGCTGATCGATGACTGGAAGTCCGCGGTCGGGAATCTGACCGAGTAGGCCAAACATCCCCATCACCACCCTCGCGCAGCCCTCGGACCACCCATCCGGGGCCCTTCCGTTTCCAGCCCCGCGGACCCCGCTTACCCTCCGTCGAGTCCATCCGCACCCTCCAACGCACTGGCGACCCCTTTCCGCTCCAGCGCGAGGCATCCACATCCATCCATCGGACCAAGCATTCCGGTCCCCCCTGCTCCCGACCTCCCGGATCCCCAGACCCACTGCTTCCGAGTTTCGCAATCCGGAATCGGGGGTTCTCAAAAATTGCCGCCGAGCGCGGGGCGTCTTAAAACGCCCCCGCAGCGTCTCGGCGATGCTATTTTTGACTCCCTTTTAAGGGAGTAGTAAGACTCCCTTTTAGGGGAGATAGCGGGGGG